TTGCATTAGGGACTTTGGGTAGTAATAGGAGTTTCGTAGCCCAAACTAACGGAACAACTCAGGTAGAAATACTTAGTTCTGGCACAAATGCAGGATTATTAACTGCGGGGGGCGGGAACGTAATAATTGGAGCAACTGGAGTAGAAATAAAACAAGCTGCTGCGGAGGGGACATCAAGACTTTTTCTTAGCAGTGCTAATATCCATACGTTTGAAGATAGGGGATATACGCAAGGTGGCTCTACTGGTCAATCGGCTAGTCGAGGAGACATGGCGGGAGCAATGTCCGTGGCTTCCACATCGTCCGATACCCTAAATTTCTTTTCTCCTTCAACATTAACAGCAGGGGCTACCGACTTTTCTTTCAGTAGAAGGAATAGTGCAAACTTAGCTAATGATGGCGGGAGTGGCAGCAACGAAGTTACCTATCTCGAAGTAGGAAAACTTAAAGTAAATTTCGGTAATTCAACATATAATGATGATGTAGAGCTTCTTTTTAGTACTACAGCAGACTCTGAGGTAACCTTTACGCATAATAGAGGGAACGCTGCTATTGCAAATGGTGGAAAACTTGATTTAGATGGGTTCACTGGGTTAACCTTTGCTACGGCAGTAACTTCAGGTAATGTTGAAACAGGGGCTTATGGAACGTTTAGATATGCGACAGATGGTGGAGGTGGCTCCGCAGATGTATTAGCATTCTTATCTGGGCAAGGTAATGCTACTCCAGCAGCAGCGACGGGAGAGTCTGCGTTCTGGACTATGTTAAGTGAAGATGACGGAGCTAGTGGCAGTAGGCTGATATTTGAACCTATAGTTGATTATGGAACATCAGCAGGTAGCGATAACCATGCTTGGATTGGATACCATAACACCTTGGTAGGTATTCAAAGTTATTACATGTATGTAGGAGACGGAACTAATTCTTTTCCCGGCATTGCATGGCAAGGTGACTCTAATACTGGTTTTTACCGAATATCTTCTGGTAAAGTAGGCTACTCATCGGACGGAACGAACGAATTCTACTTTGACACGGGGATTTACCCCGCAACTGATTCGTCTGGGGGTACAGCAGGTGAAAGCCTAGGGGCGGGTTCTCAAGCATGGCACGCAATTCATGGATATACTTTATATATGTATAACAGTGTTTCCACAACGGGTACAGATTTAATTGTAACCGGGGCGGGACAGATAGCGAAAAAGTCTAGTTCAATACAATATAAAGATAATGTAAAAGAGTTAGTATTCGATTCTTCAAAACTTGACAGTCTAAGACCTGTAAGTTATGATTATAAATTCGATAACGCCCCAGATATAGGTTTAATTGCCGAGGAAGTTAATGAAGTTTACCCTGAATTGATTAATTACGATAAACACGGTAAGGCTGAATCAATAAAATATCATAGCTTATCAGTTATGTTGTTAGATGAAGTTAATAAATTACGTAAAGAAGTTAAAATTTTAAAGGAGAAAAGCTAATGCCTGACGTAACAGTATCGTTTACAGACGCACAATGGACTAGAATTGTTGCCGCATCGTCATTTATTTTAAGAATAGATGAGGGAGCAGTAGACGCAACTAAATTAGCAGCTAAATGGAAAGCTTTAGAAACCGATAACGTCAAAGCGTATGAGAAAGCTCAAGCTTCTATAGATGACTTCTAAACGTGAGCAAATCATCAGATTACGTACAGAAAACCCTATCTTACGTTTAACGCAAATTGCGGACAGGGTAGGGGTTAGAAAGTCATACGCACATAAAGTTTTAACTAATGCAGAATTACCCACTAAAAGCGTACTAATAAATAAAAGATATTTACCTAAACGGGTAGTTTGTAGAGCGTGTAACGGGGACGTATCTAAAGCAACAGAATCCCACGCTGCAAGAGTACACCACATTCATGATGCGTGTAGGTATGAATATTTTAACATCATAGTTAATTGTAGATTTTGTAAAGTAGCTTTTAGGCGAAAGCGTATAACGCTTATTTCTGCCGCACCCCATAGTACATATATCTATTGTAGTAGAAAGTGTTATGCAAAAGGTATGAAAAGTGACAGCACTTATGACTTACGTTTATCTAGGCAAAAAGCGGCTAGTAATATTGACGAAGAGTAAGGAAACTGATATAATTAAGTTATACTAAAAAGAATAAAAAGGGGTTTAATGGACATAAACAATAAATTGATAGAACAGTGGGAACCTAAGATTAATCGAATGCTCCAGACAACTTCTATACGTGGTATGGATAGGGAGGATATAGCACAAGAATTACGTATTGCTATTCTAAAAGCAGCAAAAGGCTTTGATCCTAGCAGAAAGGTTTCGTTTCACACCTATTTACATACCACTATGATTAATACAATAAGAACTTTGATCACTAAAGCCCAACGCCGCCCTGAACCGCAAAGTTTAGACGCTTATTTATCTTCTTTTAGTCACGAAACGGAATACTATCCGTCTTCTGCTGAAAAAGCTTTATCGGTAACCATTGACATGGACTCTGAGTTAGTATTAAAATCTTCTTTAGAACACTTTGGGTTTTCCCATACGGAAAAATCTTTTTTAGCTTTACGTATGGAAAATCTAACAATGGATGAAATTTCTAACACTTTACAAGAATCAGCGTATAAAATTAGAACTCAGATTAGGCAGAGATTGGGTAGGCAGAACGAGAAAAGAGTTTTATTATGGTTAAACGGGACGGAAAACCTCTAAAAGACTACAACTCGCAAGATGTGCGGGGGGTTTTTACATGGTTATATTCTAAAAAGCATAATAAAGAATATACTAATAAAGGTTTTATTGGTTATGACCTTAAGCTAATTAAAGAAGCTGTTAAGCAATACGGGTTATTTCCGGTTTTAGCTGGTTTTTATAATGCGATACACACCCGTAAAGATACAGTTACTATAAAATATATTATCAAGGGTTTTGAATTTAAATATTATCTCCCAGATAGCAATGCAGAAATATATTATAAAGTTATGGTCTATGGGACAGATAAAATAAAAGCGTACTGGCGAAAGTACACCCTTTTGAATTCTAAATGGTTCCCCACAGCAGCTTCGGAGCAAAAAAAGAAAAAGATTTTAAACAAGTTAAAGGAGTGGGGCAATGCCCAGACAGAATAAAAACAGGCGGGGCGGGTTTGTGAAGGTTGACAATACCCGCAAACACTTAAAGGCATCAGATTTACGCTCTCGTGAAGCTCCGCAAGGCTCCTTCCGAGTGATATCCATAACAGATAATAAAGACGTATGGCTCGAAGGCACACACAGCACGTTCTTAGAAGCGAAAAAAATTGCTGATGACACATGTGGTGGTGGTGTGGTATGCTATGTACATGGTAACGGGCCAAGAGTACTTTATATAGCGAGGTAATAATGCAGAGTTTTGAATATATTGAATCAGGGGTTTTATTTAATTTAACAGACCCAGTAAACTTTAAAAACTTTAGGTACACTGGTAAGGACTTTGCGAAACACGGGGAAGTACATACATTTATCGTAGATTATGTAGATCAGTATAGGGAAACTCCTTCTGCATCCACATTGTCCGAAAATTATCCTACCTTAGACGTTTCCGCACAGACGTTAAATTATGATTACGCTGTAGATCAGTTCAAAGATCAGGTTATTTATCGTAAAATTGTAGCTTCCATTCAATCGGAAAAGGAAATGCTTAAGGATAATCCCGCAAAGGCATTATCAACAATTATTTCAAAGCTGGGGGACGTAGAGATAGAGACCGATGAAGACGTTTCTATCTATAACAGTGGCTCCTCTGAACGCTTCGATGAGTGGAAAGAGAGAACTGAAAAACGTGCTATGGGTGAAGGTATGATGGGAGTACCAACACCCTTTAAGACCTTCAATAGCACAGGTGTTGGGTGGATGCCGGGAGAACTTGTAGCTATGTTTGCACGACCAACAGTAGGTAAAACGTGGATGTGTGTTGAGGCGGCTGCTACTGCGGTTGCGGCTGGGTATAAAACCTTATTAGTTTCTACAGAAATGACAACATCAGCAATAAGTCTAAGGGCGGATGTGGTACTAGCTAATAAAATGGGGTATAACTTCTCCCATAGAGCCTTGCGTAACGGTGACCCAATTGATGAAGTTCAATACAAGAAGTTTCTACAAGAATTGAATGGTAGGTCACTTTTAGTTTGTGACCATATAGAAGGTGAGTCCACCATTTCTATTGAAAGTATCGCTCGTTTGATACGGAAACACTCTCCAGACTTTGTAGTTCTAGATGGAATCTACTTAGTTTCTTCAGGGGACGGTAAGAAAGCCATGTGGGAACAGTCTCATGCGCTTTTCTACGGCATGAAAAACTTATGTTTATCTACTAACACAGCAATTTGGGTTTCAACGCAAGCTACTAGAGAAGCCGCTAATATGTTTGAGCCACCACGAGCCGATCAGGTTGCCTTTGGAGACGCTTTAATCAGAGCGGCAGACGTTGCTATGGCTATGTGCCTTGTAGAAGACAACGAGGATAAACGCCTAATGCAGATACAGAAGTATCGAGATGGGGTATTACCCTCTGAAGAATACTACTTGCATTGGGACGTAAACTATGGTAAAATCTATGAAGACGATGAATTTTCCATCGTTGACGACGATGATTTAGATGATGGTGGTTTTTAGTAAGGAGATTTTTAATGGGATTATTTGATTTATTTAAATCTGATACCGATAGCGTTATAGTAAAGCAAGGCACTTCTAAAGGGCCAGGCAAGCCTAAGGTTGATATTACCGTTGGTGATATTAAGAAAGGCAAAGTTGTAGACGCTAACGGGTACACCAGCGATATTGTGTTGTTTTTACGTGCATCGAAAGGTAAGTAGTGGTTAATTGGTCTAGTTTATTACTTGACGTAGGGATAGATGTTCCCTTAGAGCGTGAACAATTTAATATTTCCTGTCCTTTCCATATAGACCAACTACCTTCATGCTCTATAAACGTAACAATGGGTAAATGGATATGTTTTGCTGGCTGTGGGCAGGGGTCTTTAGTAACATTTTTAGCTAAGTACACAGGTAAAGATACTACAAAGATTGAACAAGACGTTGCTAACAGTGCAATTGAAATAGAGTTTGATTTTTTTGAAGACGAGTTTCCCCCTCTTGACCAGATGGAGGTAGTAACGTACCCCGGAGACGCAGGGGTAGTCCCTAAATGGATTTTTGATCGGGGGTTTTCCTCCGACACATTAAAATCTTGGGGTTGCGGCATGAATAAGTATAATGATTTAATCATTCCTGTACATGATGCATCTTCAAATTTAGTTGGGTGGATGGAGAGGCGCATAGACGCAACTCCTAAATATTTATACTCTAAAGGCTTGAAGAAATCCCACCTTTTATTTGGGGAGCATAAAATAAAATCAACACAAACTGTATGTATTACTGAGGGTGCATTGGATACTATGTGGTTATCCCAAAACGGCTACACAAGTATGGCTTTATTAGGGGCTTCTTTTTCACGAGAGCAGCAATCTAGGCTAACAGCCTTGAAACCAGAAGAAATTGTATTGTGTTTAGACAATGATGAAGCGGGACAAAAAGCAATTAATAAAATTAATAGTTGCATGAAAGATACTTGTATGGTATCATGGATAGAGTTACCCAAAGGGGTAAACGACGTACAAGAGATACGTAAAAAATCATTACTTAATGAAGTAATAGAAAACAGAGCCTTTTGGTAAAGGCTAAAGGAGGTACGCATGGGTGGCATATTCGCTATTCAAAACAGGGTTGAAGAACGTTCTAACCCTCAACTGTCGCAAGCTAATGGGCAGGAAGTCTTTTTCAAAGATGGTGACCAAGCGTTCGTAACGCCGGTTGCTTCTGGAGAAGAGAACGATAAATTACTAGATGAAGTTTATCTTTACACGTATCGTTCAGGTACTCGTTGGATTAATCTTCTAAAAGACGACGACACAGACGCTTCAGATGTTCCTGATAACGTTAGAGCCTCTCACAAGTTTGCGTTCTGGGGCTATGTTCATGATATCATGCACACTGAGAAGCGTTTTGACGACTGGGAAGAAGTTGAAGGGCCTCAGGGCAAGAAGTTGTTTGTTCAGCATGTTGATGATTTCAGGGTTATCCCTCTAGGCTTTGGGCGTAGTAATTACATTTGGAACCAACTGGTTGATATTTACAACGACTGGGGTTCACTAAACAAAGGTGTTATGCGTATCAAGCGGGCAGGAACAGGCATGTACGACACGTCATACACGCTTTCTGCCACAGCTAGGAACACTTCCGTTCCAGAAGACAAGTTAGCTAACGTTTCCGATTTAGTTGATATTAAGAGTTATTACAAAAACCGTTACGGTGGTGAGCAGTCTAGTGCGCCATCAAATCAGTCTGACCCTGTTTCATTAAACAGTTCAGACGATCTTTTTGGATAACCTTTTTTCTTGTAGGTATTTCTTGCTGGGGGGAATCCCCCAGTAAGATACCTATTACCTTTTTAGGAGCGGGATGCTAGTTACCTCTAAAACATACGATGAAACCTTAGATAAATTAAAAAATTATCCTACATGGACGGTTGATGTAGAAACTAACGGTTTAGATTGGTTTGGGAAAAATCAAATATGTGGGGTGGGAGTCGGTATCGAAACAGGGGAGACTTTCTATTTCCCGTTTAGGCACTTCCCGTCTTTAGAGGCGGAGAACCTACACCCGCTCCAATTAGGTCAACTAATGGAAGCTATGAACCAATGCTCTACTCTTATTGGGTATAACATTAAATTCGATCTACACTTCTTAGAGAAGGATGGATTATCTATTACAGGTAAAGAATTATTAGATGTTATTGTACTAGTAAGATTGACGGAACCTGCGGATGTTAGAGAGTTTTCCCTCACAGCCACAATAAAACGCCTTTACGGTGAAGCTGCCGCAGAGTACGACATATCTACTAAAAAGATATTACGTAAAAATAAGTGGAACAAGGACTTTTCTCAAGCCCCTCCAACAATTCTAGGGCCTTATTGCGAAAAGGACGTTGAGTATACATGGAAAATTTTCCAAGATAGGTTTCCACGAATAGAGAAAACGAAGCAAACTAGAATATTTGAACTAGAAAAAGAATTAACACATGTTTTATTTGCTATGGAAAAGCGTGGGTTACCTGTAGATAGCTTGTATGCTAAAAAAGCTGCGGATAAGTTAACTAAAAGGCAGGAGCAGATTAAGGAACGTATTTTCAACACGGTAGGGCATGAGTTCTTACTTACCAGCCCTGTACAGGTCGGAACAGCCTTAAAGGGGTTAGGCATTAAATCTGCGGTGCAGACCGTAAAAGGCAACGAATCGTGGGGGGAAGAAGCATTAGCGCAAATAAATCACCCTGTTGCAGGTTATATAAGGCAATATAGAACATTAGGTAAACTACGTTCAACCTATCTGGAACCTTACTTTGATATACATACAATACATACTACCTTTTGTAATTGGGGAACCCTAACAGGGCGTTTATCTTCCAGAGACCCTAACCTACAAAATTTACCTAGAACTCACTTCAGGCTTTCAGATGATGCTCTGTCGCCACAAGAACGGGAAACAGTGAAAGGGCGAATCTCTGCGGCTGTTTCTGCTAAAGGTGGAACGTTCAATGAGGATTTATCTGATGAGGTTATTGATACGTGGGGCTTTATTGGGGATGAATCTTTCGATGAAACAGAGGAACATCAGATTTCTATCCGTAGATTATTTGTACCCCGTCCCGGCTACACCTTAGTTGGATTTGACTACTCTCAAATGGAAGTACGAGTCTTTTTAGATTACTTCCGTAACGCTGAAATTGACGCACTACTTAAAAAAGAGAATGTAGACTTTCACGGTGAAGCTGCTACACTAGCTTTCAATGTTGAGAAGGACGACCCAGAGTATAAGTACTATCGCCAAATGGCAAAAGCTATTACATTCGGCACTATTTACGGCATTGGGGCTAAGAAGCTAGGTATTCAACTTGGAGTACCGATGAGTCAAGCCTCCGACTATAAGAAAAAGTATTTTAAGGGACTAAAAGGGTCACGGGAATTCTTTGAGAAGGTAGTACGTGTTGTTAGTAGCAGGGGGTGGATTAAGAATAGGTACGGCAGAGTATACGTAGTTCCAAAAGACTTGGCGTATAAAGGGGTGAATTACCTTGTTCAAGGCACAAGTGCTGATATTTTAAGTGAAAGAATGATAGAAGTAGATAAATATTTATCAAATAAGAAAAGTAATATTTTAGTACAGGTTCATGATGAGATTATTTGTGAAGTTCATGATTCAGAACTAAACGATGTAACTCCTAACATTCAAAACCTACTACAAGAAAACTCTTTAGGAATCCCGCTCGAAGTTGACGTTGAGGTATGTAAACCGTCATGGGCTACTAAAGTAGATTTCGAGCCGAACGTACAAGAAGCAGAAATAGATTGGACAATAGATTGGTCTTAAAGGCACACCAAAGGTTTAGCAATTACGATAAAGAACATAGTTGGCAATATGAGATACGTCTTCAAAATAAAGTAGAAGACTTAGCCCTTTCCAATCTATCGGAAGAAGCTGTTAAAGCTTTATCTATAGATGATTTTAAGTTTGAGTACATTGCTAAAGACAACAAAGCGGGTTGCCGGGAAGTTAAAGAGTTTATCGAACGGCACGAATGGCTTGGTAAAATGCCTATATGGGTTACAGATAGATTTACCGCTAGGTTAAAGTCCTCTAATCTGCTTGCAGGGGTTGTTGTAATGGCTACACCTAACACGTTTTCAAATTTATTAGGGGCGGAAGGTAAGAATTTAGAAAAATTAATTGCTAGGGGTGCCTGTATTTCGTGGTCACCTAAAAATTTAGCTTCATGGTTAATAATGCAATCTATTAAATGGATGGTGAAAAACACAGACTTTAGGTATTTTACAGCGTACAGTGACCCCGAAGCTAAGGAATTAGGTACTATTTATCAAGCTTGCAACTTCATCTATTTAGGTCAAAAATTTGGTAGCGGCTATCAGTACCTTGACCCTCAAAACAGAGAACGTGGGTGGTTTGGAGACTCTGGGTTTAGTGATAGGAGTCAGATTGTTCGATATGCGAAGGCTTTAGGGTTGCAATGGCAGCCAGAATGGTATAAAATGGTAGGTGCCAAAAAGAATTACCGCAAAGTAAATTGGCAAAATATACCCGAAGAAAGTACACAATTACTAAAACAAGAGAGGGCTAGGCATAAAAACAGTTGCGAGAAAAGGCAGTCCCCCACAAAGCATAAATATTGTTATATTTTAGGTATAAACCGTAAAGAGACTAAAAGTTTAGTGCGGCAGTTCAAACAAAACAACCCAGATAAAATTAATTTACCATACCCCCAGTTGAGGGGTAAGTAAGAAGGAGAGACTAATGGCTAAGGTAGGACTAAAATTAGGGTTTACATTCAGGGTAGGGCCTTTAGACACTAATCAGTACGCACGTATTGATTGTGAGGTACATGACATTGATACTGATCTAGATATCCCCACTCAGATTGAGGGAACGGAACTTGCCTTAGGGCAAATCTGGGCGCATGTACGAGATGAAGTAGACAAGAATATTGATGAAGTACTGAATGAAGGGACTTCTAAATGAGCCGTACACGGAGAGGTAACGAAATAATTAGAGCTACGGTACTGGAAAAAGTTTTAGCTGAAAGAGAGCGTCAAGACTTAAAGTGGGGTGACCAAACACAGAACTCTGACTCTCATTGGACGGTAATCTTAACAGAAGAACTAGGTGAAGTCGCAAGAGAAGTGTATGAAAAAAACGAAACAGATATGTATACAGAAATCATTCAATGTGCCGCAGTTTGCTTTGCATGGGCGGAGGCATATCTAAACCGAACCTACGATATTAGTTTTACACCGGAAGAGGAATAAATGGAAAAAGATTCAGAAAAAATTATTAATGAGCTACTTAAAAATAAAAAATTAAACCTTTTTAGGGGTGACGATAAAGAGTTTGAGTATTCTAAAATCCCCTTTGAGATACCTGCGTTAGACAGATTAACGGCGGGTGGTATAGCTAAGAAGCGTTTAACACTTATATACGGGCCTACCAACGTGGGAAAGTCCTACCTAGCCTCCCAAATCTGTGCAAACGTTTTGAAGGCAGGTGGAAAAGCAGCTTGGATTGATACAGAGTTATCATGGGACTCCGATTGGATGGAGCGTTGCGGAATAGACACAGGTAAAATAATTGTAGGGCAACCTGAAAGCGGTGAGGAAGCTATGGATACAATCCGTACCTTACTTGATGCCTCTTTTGATTTAGTAGTATTAGATAGTATTGCTGGGCTTGTTCCCCACAAGAACCTAGAAGAGGATTTCTCGTTCAACCCAATGGCGTGGCAAGCACGTTTCGTTAACTCTTCGTTACCTAAAGTCCTCCCTAGTCTATCTAACGGCGGTGCGTTGGTGGCAATCAATCAGGTACGTAGTAGCATTGGCCCTGTAGCATTAGATAACATGCCGGGAGGCTTGGCACAGTCATTCTTTGCACATGCACTTTTACAGGTACGTCGTAAAGGTTGGATAGAAGATGCTGGCGTTAAGGTTGGTTTTGATATGGATGTACGCTTGAGGAAAACTAAAATCGGGGGAGAGAACTGGAATTCTGCAACGGTACCTTTTAGGGTAGATGGAGGCATAGACATTCTAGAAAGCTATATTAGAGAAGCAATAGGCATCAAACTTATAACTCAGGCAGGGCCTTGGTATACGTATAAAGAACAGAAATACATGGGTCTGAATGGATTAAAGAAAGTCTTTTTAGAGGATGAACAATTACTGGAGGAACTAAAAAACAGTGTTACCTAGAGACTATACTGCCCAAGAAAATATAATTGCTAACTATTTGTCGGAATGGGGAATACGTTATGAGACGCAAGCACCGTTTCCTCCGTATACAGTTGATTTTTATATTGCAGAATTAAATATGGTAATTGAAGCGGATGGGGTGTACGGTCATTTAGGTAAACGTGATAGAATACGAGATCGCAACTTAATACAGACCGGAGACATACAAATTGTATTGCATTGTAAAGAAACAACTAAAGGTAAAATAAAGGAATTTCTATGGCAGGAATTAAACAAATTGG